ATAGCAGCAATTAACTCATTGCCAGCACTAAGATTTGATGGCGTAAACCAATTCATGACATTCTCAGACCCTACACTATCATGGCTTGCAAATACATCTTTTACATTTTTTTATGTTGCAACCAAAACAGCAAAGACTGGCAGCTCATTTGTTATCGGAGGACAAGGAGTGGCAACAAGATCTAACCTAGCTTTTGGTTATACTATTCCTACTTCATCCAGAGCTGTTTTTGGAAATGATGATATCAATGCTATTGTTCCAGCGGTAACTCCTGGACAACCAGAGCTTTATGCTATAAGATACGATAACACAAATAATAGAAGAGAAGTTAGAAGAAACGGTGTAACTGTAGCCCTTGGAGCCTCAGACGGAGCCCCATCTAACATGACAGGGCAGACAATCGGACGATACCTTTCTACATACGGACAGTTTGACCTAGGCGAAATACTTATTTACAACAGAGCAATAAGTGATTATGAAATGGGTCAGGTTGAAAGAGACCTTATTTCTAAGTGGACAATCGTCTAAGGATAAAAAATGGCATATGAACCCCAAAGATTTGTTGGCCCTTTAATACTAACTCAATTAGCAACTACCCCACTAGAGACCTTTGCTAACAAAGCAATTATAAAAAACATTATTGTTTCAAACATTTATAATGGAACATTAAAGTATTCTATCTATGTAGCCCCTGCTGGTGAAGACGCTCAAAATTATAACAAGGTTTTCCCAGACATGACAGCCCCAGAAAAATCTATTATCTCTCACGATGTTACAATAGTAGTAAATCCAGGAGACAGAATATTTGCTCAGGCTAGCATTCCAGGCGGTATCCTTCTTACCATTTCTGGCGTAGAAGTCATTCCTTAAACACTTCTTTGTAAGTGTAGTATAATATAATTATGAGTTATGAACTGAAGGTAATCAAAGATTATCCGATTGGCTTTTGGCCTCTGGATGAGTCTTCGGGTACCACTGCCGCAGATATCTCTGGATGTGGAAATAACGCTACTTATGTAGGGTCTCCTGCATCTAATATGCTGCCAATTATTCCAGGCGGCGGGTCAGGAACAAAGATAACCAATACTGCTTATATAACAGTACCAACATCAAAAGACTTCTATGGTTCATCTGTTTCAAATGGGCTAGGCAACAAATATTCTTCAGACAATGACTTTACATTAGAGCTATGGGTAAGTCCATCTATTCAGTCATCTAACCTAACAACCTTATTTGCAGACACTACAGATAAAATTGGTTTGTATTGGGAAAAGGGAGATGTCGTATTTAAGGTTACCGACACAGAACAAATTAGGTGGGCTACAACTTATACCAAAAAGGCAATGCATATTGTAGGCATATATTCCGTAAGCTCTATTTCTTTATATATCGACGGAACTCAAGTAGCAAATAAAACCATAGACTCTAATTTTAAATTTACAAATACATCGCTAGATCTACAGATAGGACCAACTTCAGATGCGGGAGACTACCTTGTAGTAGATGCTCCAGCAGTTTATCGATATGGACTAAACGAGGCATCTATTAAAAGACATTATAACGATGCTAATTATTACATTCAGCCAATACATGTTGTTAACCCAGAAGAAGGAGTTTTATTTTCTTGCTCTGACAGAACAAATAGAATAGATTTTAGTTACACCTATGGGGTCGATACCGAATGGGATAGCCTTATAGATTCAAATACTTATTATGACGACAAAGGAAAGTATATTGGATTTATCCCAACCTCTACCCCCCAATCAAAATCATATGTAATTGATGACTTTATTTTCATTCCAATGGAGTCAGGTTTTGTAAATTCTAAAATTGAATGGCGTAATGAATTAGGTATATCCGTTCAGACTAGCACTGATGGGGTAAGCTACCTAAACTGTGTAAATGGAGAAGCGGTGCCTCAGTATAGAAAGGGAAACTTTAATACAAGCGGTCTTCTATATATTAAAATAACTATGTCTACCACAGACGCCAGCAAGTTCTTGCCAAGATTATCGTTTTTTTCAATTAAGTTTTATAGCCAGTCTAAAATTTATGCTGATAATTTTAATAGTTATATTGAATCTAGCAATCAATTTGCCATAGGGTCCTTAAACTACTCTCCCCTGATGAGACATTATAATAATGGGATTAGGCCAAATTCAGGATATGGATTTGATATAAGTCCTAATTCAATTATAAATACAGTAGAGATGTTTTTTACTCCTAAAACAAATGGAGCCAATACTTTATTCTATGATCCAATAACTGGCACCAAGTATGCCTGGAATGGGTCTGGCGTGGTCTCTAAGGCCTCTATAAGCAAAGTTTATATCAATGGGGTAGATAAGACCTCACAGACCAATATAAGCAATTTCCTGGTCGCTGGAGAGCCTCACCACGTAGTTCTTGTATTTGATGGGGCTGTAAATGGACCCATTCAGTTTAATTATGAAAATACAGGCGGCCCAGATAATTTATACAACAACATATCGCTATATAATAGAGAGCTTACTCAGTCAGACGTTACTACCCATTTTGATTTATATTGCGGAAGACCTGCTTCTACAATAATAGATCCAGTAATGAGCCTGACAGAATTGCCTGCTGAATACTATGACAATGACTGGGTTGTGGTTCAAAGCGTATAAATTTGTCACATTGAGTGACAAAAAGCTGGACTTAGACAGTAAATAATGGTAAAATAAAACTTATGGAAATGAATAACATACGTCGTCAAGTAATAGAAGAATCACCACTTGGGATATATGTGTGGGAAATGCCTGATGGCAGATGGATTGGAGATGACGATGGGAACTTTCTTTCAGTCACGGCCAAAAAAGGAAATAGATCCCTCATCGATGCTTTGGCTAGAGAAGTTCGCTCATATGGCATATATGAAGGCGGGCCTAAGTTTCTTTCCGCTAGGCGCAAAATTAACGACGAAGAATTTGCAGAACAAAAACAAAGACTTGAATGGGGACTAGTTCCAGATCCATTTGATATTGGAAACTATAAAGACGAAATTAAAAAGTTAGGTAAATTGAAATGACAAAGTATGTAGAAGATGATGACTCTCAGGATATTGTAGTTTCAAACGTAGCGGACTGGATGAAGTTTAATACTCCAAGAGAAGAAACAACTACAGATTTATTTAAAGTAAGTGGAGAAGAGCTTACAAAGATTTCAGGGCTTAGCCCAGCATTTCGTCGCAAGATGAATAGAGACCTTCAAAAAAGATTCCAGGGTATTGATGGAACAGAAACTCAGCAGAACTTATTGCAGCAAGCAGTTACTGGCTACGCAATGTTTGATCTTGTTGAGCCTCCATACAACCTAGACTACTTATCAACTATTTACGAAATTTCCCCATACAACTATTCAGCAATTAATGCTAAGGTTTCAAATATTGTGGGTCTTGGACACGACTTTATTGAAACACGTAAGACGCAAGAAGCTTTTGATAATATTACAGATGATAAGTCATTAGAACGTGCCCGTCGTAAATTAAATCGTCTTCGCCAAGATCTTTATGACTGGCTAGAAGAATGTAATGAAGAAGAAACATTTACTGAAACTTTAATTAAGGCTTACACAGATGTTGAAGCAACAGGCAATGGCTACATTGAAATCGGAAGAACGTCAGCAGGTAAGATTGGATATATTGGACATATCCCAGCAAAGACAATGCGTGTGCGCCGCCTACGTGATGGCTTTATTCAATTGCTTTATGGCAAGGCAGTTTTCTTCCGCACATTTGGAGATCAAGAAACAGAGAATCCAATTGCAGGCGGGCTAGATAGACCGAATGAAATTATTCACCTAAAGAAGTATACGCCTACAAATAACTATTACGGTATCCCAGACATTGTGGCCTCATCAAATGCTATGGCAGGAAATGAATTTGCTGGAAAGTATAACCTAGATTACTTTGAAAACAAAGCAGTCCCTCGCTATATTATTACAGTAAAAGGAGCAAAGCTTTCTACGGAGTCTGAGCGTAAGCTACTTGAGTTTTTCCAGGTTGGGTTAAGAGGAAAGAATCACAGATCCCTTTATATTCCGCTTCCACCAGATTCCCCAGATTCTAAAACTGAATTTAAGATGGAGCCAATTGAGGCAGGAACTCAAGAGTCTTCATTTAACGTATATCGTAAATCAAATAGAGACGAAATCCTTCTATCCCACCGTGTGCCAATTAATAAAATTGGAACCCCAGAAGGAGTTAACTTGGCGGTGGCAAGAGATGCCGATAAGACATTTAGAGAGCAAGTATGTCGTCCAGCACAAATGAATTTGGAAAAGAAATTAAATAAGATCATTGAAGAGATGACAGATGCCCTTATTCTTAAATTTAATGAGCTTACCCTGACAGATGAAGACACTCAATCTAAAATTGATGAGCGTTATTTAAGAATGCAGGTAGTGACTCCTAATGAAATAAGAATTAGAATGGGCATGGTCCCACTTGAGGGTGGAGATAAAGTTGTTGAATTAAAGCCACAGGCACAGGCAGAGA